GTGCTTACCGATACCAAACTGAAAAACCTGAAGCCGCAGGAGAAACTGTATAAGGTTTCCGATCGTGACGGGCTGTATGTCGCTGTGCTCACGTCAGGCTCTGTCTCGTTCCGCTATGACTACCGTATCAACGGCCGCCGGGAAACGCTGGTGATCGGTCAGTACGGTCGTGACGGTATTAGCCTGGCGGAAGCGCGCGAGGAGCTCATTGCCGCCAAAAAGTTGCTGAAGTCAGGCCAATCGCCAGCTGCGGCGAAACGTGACGGTATCAGGCAGATCGCCGGGGCCGAAACATTCGCGGTATATACCGACGCCTATATGAAATACGTCACCCTGTCCGACAGCACTCGCGCTATGAAGCAAGCAGTGATCGACAGGGATATCCTCCCCGCCCTCGGTAACAAGATGATGACTGAGATAACCACCAGAGTGGTGCGCGACCTTTGCGATCGTATCGTCGAGCGTGGCGGCCGGGCGACGGCGATTCAGGTCAGGGAGATAATCAGCAGCGTATACCGGTACGCCAATGACCGCGGGCACGGTCTGTTCAATCCGGCGGCTGACATTAAGCCATCTTCGATCGCCATGTTTAAGCCGCGCGAGCGCACGCTGTCGCCTGAGGAGATCGGGATATTTTTCCGCGCGCTGGATGACGTCGGTGCTATGGGCACCATGAAGATGGCGCTGAAGCTGGTGCTGCTGACGCTGGTTCGAAAAAGCGAATTCACTTACGCGACATGGCAGGAGATTGATTTCAAGAACTGGACATGGACGATCCCCGCCGACCGAATGAAGGCCAGGCGAGCACATGTGATTTATCTGCCGAAGCAGGCGCAGGATTTGCTGGTGGGATTGCAGATGTGTGCTGGTGGTAGTGAATACCTGGTGCCAGGGCGCTACAACTTCCGCAAGCCTTTATCGAACGCCGCTCTGAACTCCCTTATCAACCGGACCGTGGAGACCATAAACAAAGACGGCGAAAAGATACAGGACTTCACAGTGCATGACCTGCGCCGGACGGCCAGCACGCTGCTGCATGAAGCTGACTATCCCTCGGACTGGATAGAGAAGGCACAGGCGCATGAGCAGAAGGGAGTTCGTGCGGTATACAACAAAGCGGAGTATGCCCGGCAACGTGCCTATATGCTGCAACAGTGGGCTGATATGGTCGATGCCTGGATTAACGGGGAGCACACCGATCTGGTGCCGTTCTCCCCGTCGAAGTTTGAGCGATGGATGAGTGAAGGTGATTAATTTCTGGATTTTATAAATTCTCGCTGTAGCTCAACTGTCATTTGCAGTTCTTCGCATTTCTTGTGCAAGACACTATTTTCCGTTTGCAGCCAGTTAACTTGCGCGCTTTTCTGCACAATCACAGCTCGCTGCTCTTCCAGTTGGCGGATTAACTCCGCCTCGTTGAACATAGTCATGCGGCCTCCGTTCTCACAACTGGAACGGAGCAGCCCGGCAGCAACTGCACTGCTGGACCGTCGCACTGATTTCCCCATACATCGAATCCATGCGACGACTGGCGAGCGAATAGCTCAATACGTGGAACCTCACCCAACAACTGCACCAGTTTTTCTCGCACGATATCCGGCTTGCGGGAGTTCTCCAGCCTCGGCGCGGTGACATGCTGGCAGATTGAGGCGTCCATACGGGCAGGAAGTTTGCCGCGCACCGCAAACAGGCAGTCTTCGCTGTTTGCCCTGGTCATGTGGCCCATGCCGATCGCGCTGTTCCCTTTGTGCTTGTTCGTCTTATGCCAGGTGAATCCTTTCATGGTCATCAGGCGGAAGCCCCACGCTTCGATAACCTTCAGCGCTTCAACCGGTTGAGTCGGAACCCACCACATCGCCAGCAGACAATCATCGGCGGCAAGATCCCACACCGGAAGGCGGCAGATATCCAGCACGTTCATGACAGGGTATTTGAACCCGGCGCCGCGCTCTCCGTCGGCTGCTTTGTCACGGTAAACCCAAGGAGGGTCGGCGTAGATAAGAGTGTATTTACCGGTCATGCTATACCTGCCTTAATTGGACGAACCTTAAGAGATTCATTCAGCTTTTCAGCCACTCTCTGAGCTGCTATAGGGTTGCGAATAATCAGTTTGGCTGGAGTTAACCAGCCTCCATACTTCATCGAATAAATTAGTGTCACCATTCCAACGGTGATATCGTCTTGCGGATTAGTCATACACCACCCCGCGACATCCGATCCCTGCGTATTCACCACGGCGCAGGCCATTACCTTTCGATATGCACTGATCACGGCGTATCGCTATTCTGGCGCGTTCAACCTCACCGACTGCTGCATCCATGCACAGCAACCATAGTCTTGCTGCAATGCGGTACTGGCCTTTCGATTCACGCTCAACAGCGCGCTTTTCTACCTCCATTGCTGCCGGAGTTACGGCGACTACTTTTGAAGCCTGACGCTGAGACACATAGTTCAGGTGATACTTTTCAAGACGGGTTAATTTGCTCATCGGATCCAGCCTTCTCTGAAAATTACCGCCAGCAGATACAGCCAGGCGGAAACAGCGGTCAGGAATAAGTACCATCCTGACCATTTTTCCCAGTGCCTGATCAGCGCTGTCATGCGGCGTTACTTACTGGGCGGTAAACGCGCTGATCAACCGGCGGCTTTTTTCCGGTAAACTCTGCCGGGCTGGTGGCCTGACGCTCATCAAGCCAGTTCTCAACCTCTTCAGCGTTCCATGCACAACGCTTATCAGTGATCCAGAAGCGCTGCGGGAACTCGCCATTGCGCTCCATGCGGTCAATGGTGCTCATAGATACCGGCACCACTGCCATCAGTTCCTTTTTGCCAAATGCTCTTTTCATAATTACCTCTCTTGCATTTGCGACGCGCGCGGCGCCGCAGTGGTGGTTACATCGGTACTTCGTTCAGTTCGTCGCAGCGGATGGTGTAAACGTCAGTTGCTTTTGCCAGCAGGTCATCATCACCTACCAGTTTCTGAGCAACGTATTTGTACGCTTTGTCCAGGTCGGCCTGAGTGTTGTAGTTCATCGCCGCGCCGGAAAATGCGTGCAGAATCTCTTCAGGACCGCGATCGTCTTTATGCTGCTGACGATCTTCCTGCTTCTGCTCAGGCTTTGAGTTGATCAGGCTGTTCATGCTGGATGCTGTTCCGTGCTTTGCCTGAGTTCTTGGGGTTATGTCACGTTCAATAATGTCAGGTGAGTCAATATATTTACCTTCCATTTCCTCAGCTGTGGCTTGTTGACCAATCTCCGGCCATGCTTTACGCAATGCCTGCGCTTCTGCGCATTTTGCCAACTGCGCATAAGGTCGCTTTTTCCACATGGCATTCGGGGCAGAAGTATCCCTACCGCCAGTTGCGTAGTTTTCAATCCAGTATTCTTTGGCGCTAAACTCTACGATTTCCCCGCTTGCCATTCGCTTGCTAACCGTGTATTTGCACCACTGAGGATAAGTAACCTCTACACCTGAAAGCTTTTGCGTTACATCTGGACCAAATTCAGGCTCATGGGCACCTGCATAATCACCAGATCGATCGGCCTGAATGCGATAAAGACCAATTCCAGGCATAACAACGTCACGCCATTCATTCTTTCCGCTCTTCGAGTCTTTAACACTCATTGGCACAAGGTGAACTGGCTTAAGAAGCGGATCGAGTTGTCGAGCCCGGCAGTAATCGACAGCCATCATTACCGACTCGTCTTTTGCTCCAGGGTAAATACTGTTTTTCAGCGCGCTCCATGTAACCTCATCGATCCCACGAACAGCCAAAGCATCATTGGTTATTGCGATATCGTTGCTCATTATTTTTCCTCATAAATCCTGCCAGGTTGTCCTGGCGATAATTCGATTAATTTGCACTTTGGATACTCCAAACTCTCTTGCTAAAGCGACCGAGTTATTTGAAGGAGAATCCCTGTTATGTCTGCGGCGTATTTCCAAAACTTGCTCTGGTTTTATTTTGCATCGCGGTACATTTCGCCCACGCTCTTTCATATCCCGCATGTTGTCGAACTGATCACCAATCTCTAAATGCTCAGGGTTAATGCATGCAGGGTTGTCGCATTTATGCCTTACGAGAAAGCCATCTATTTCACTGATATCTATGCCTTTTGATTTGCAATATGCGACACGATGAGACAGATAAAGTTTTTCGCCTATTCGCTGTCTTCCATAGCCATCTCTTGTTCTATAACCTGTCCATTCAATACATTGAGTTATCATTTTTTCTTGCCCAACCTGGTCTTTGGATTATCTCGACCCCACCCCAATCATTGTTTTCTCTGCATTGGTGATAAGTGTTGAGATCGCGTCTGAACAACTGGTAGCCAATATCTGCGTCATATTCGTCAAGTTGGAAAACCCTTACCGGATAGCGACCACAATCGATGGTTTCGCTTACTGCTATGAAGAAGAATCCTTGTGGCTGCCCGGTCACTTTCAGCGCGCCTTCGCGGTACATTTCTGCCTGCACGTGATAGCGGAATTCCTCGATGTGACGTGCAAAGCGATCCATGTCTGCAACCTTTTTCACATCGACGATCACGTTGTGCTCATTCAGCCATTTATCCGGGCGGATGCGGCACAACTCGCCAGTCTCATCGTCGTTCCAGTACATCGATGCTTCACAGTGGCCAGGTGCTTCCAGCATCCAGCGCGCCGCCGGGTGGGCCATTGCGCTGTCGCGCATCAGTTTCAGCTTCCGGCCCTGTTCGGCATCCATGACAGTCATGCCCATGCCAGCAACGTCTTTCATGAACGCTTCTTCATCGGCTTTACCCTGATTGGTGCGGCGGTTGAACTGTGGTGCCACGATGAAGCGCTTATCGAATTCCTCCGGCTCCAGAAGCAGGCAGTGCAGGGCGGTGCCCATGTCCAGCGCGGACTTTTTCTCTTCATCTTCCGGAGCAGCCTTCACCCATTTCAGAAGGGCAGGGTTCTTGGCCACCATATCCAGTTGTGACTTACTCACGCCGTCACCGGCGTGGTAGTCCTCGTTGCTGATGTCGAAATAGATGCCGGTATTCATAACTTCACCTTGTATTCGTTCTGCTTGTTGGAGCGGGTTCCATCGTGAAACCATATTGCGCACCTGGTTACTTCTACCCATTTGCGACGTTCAAGCTCAGCGATGAACCAAGAAACCTTCGATCTTGAAATACCAAGAATCTTTGCCATATCTCGGATGCTGTGTTTTCCACCGCGCAGCAATGAGAGGAGCGTTGGTTTCATGCCGCATTCCTTTTGCTGTCGATCTGATCTGCCAGGTCAAGACGGGCAACTATGCCGGTCAACTCGCGATTAAATGTCGACACGACCTCTTCGAACTCGCAACTTTCGCGTGCTGCGTCGAGGATCTCTTTGCGTACTCCTGCTCGCAGCAGTGCTCGCTCGAATGACTCTTCCATTTCGCAACCAGCGACTGCGTTGATAAGCTCAACGTGACGGTCGTACAGTTCAGATGACATCTGGTAGTTATTGCTGAACTGAGAGGCTATTTTTTTCAGGTTATTGAATTGCTGAATGTTCATAGTCACCTCAGTAGTTGATGGTCGTTGCGGGTACTTTCCCGCGAGCGATGGCAACAACACATGCCTTTGCCCAGTCATCAGGAATACCCTGCTCGATAAGCGACTGAACAGCAGCCGCATTAATGGACCGACGGTGCTCTACATCAGCAGCGCGTGCTGCCGATTCGTCAGCGATGCGTTTCTCTTCAGCCAGGCGAACTGCTTCTTTTGCTTCGGCTTCACGCTTGATGCGATCGGTTTCTTCCTGCGCCTTGCGTTGCTCAGCTGCGATAGCTTCCTGCTTTTCGCGCTCGGCACGATCGGCGGCTTCCTTCTTCTCTGCTTCAGCTTTTTGCTCTGCTGCAATACGGTCACGCTCTGCTTGCTCTGCCTTTAGCTTTAATTCAGCCTCGCGACGGGCAGATTCAGCGCGTTCACGCTCGATTTTCTCTTCGGCTTCACGCTTATACTTTTCTTCTGCCTGGCGCATTAACTCTTCTTCATGAGCAATGCGCTGGCGTTCTGCTTCTTCTGCTTTCGCCTTCGCTTCTCGGTCGAATGCGTCATTCATAAGCAGAGCAATTTCGTGATCTGACTCGAACTGCTTACGGTCGTTTTCAGCCTTAACTCGAGCAGCTTCTTCAGCTTTGATGCGCTCCTGTTCGGCTTCCCATTCGGTAGCCGGACGGCGTATTTCTACCGCCAGTTCATCCAGCGCATCGCGTACTTTTTTGCGGCTTGCATCGACAAGAGCAGGGCGCTTTTTCATTTCAGCAACCAGATTTTTTCCAGCGTCGTCGATGGCTGTTTTAGTGCGACGCACGGTAGATGACATGCTGATATAAACGTTGCGCCCCTTAACCGTGTTGACGTCACCAACTACCGATAACGCTTTCTGGCGAATATCAGCAATCAGGTTTGAGATGTACTCATCACTGATGAATGCCGATTCCAGATCTGCAGGTGCCGGAAGTTGTACCAGCACCAGTTCTTTTGATTCGCTCACTTGCTCACCCCCATATCCATTTCCGTTTTTACCGCCAGCTTGCTGACGAATACCCAGATCATTGCTTCACCCAGCGTGCGGAATTTCCAGCTCATCAGCCCGCAAGCTGTAACGCAGTACCAACCGTTGATGACTTTCCACTGCATAACAGTTACCTCTCTGTAGAGGCCCGCTAACGGGCCGTTCTTTCAGAAGTTCCAGGCCTTTGCGGAAAGCTCTGCCGCCAATTTTCTTGCCTCGGATTTCCCGCTTACCTCATAGCGCTCTTCGGTGATTTTTCCGTTGATGCCAATCACCAGAAACTTGGCGTTACGGCTTGCGTAGTAATGTGCTGTTTTCATTCCTCAGACCTCGCTTGTATTACCATTTTGGTAATACTTGAAGATACAGGAAAGCCACGAAGTGGTGGTTTCTGCCTGAGCGATGCGCTCATGTATTACCTTTTGGGTAATAATCAGATCAAAGAGTGATTGTGTCAATAGGTATGACGAGAAAAAAATTACCATTTTGGTAATTGTACTAGGCGCGAGCTTACCGCCATCGGGCAGGTAAAGCGTCAGAATGGCGGGGGATTACTTGCTTTTGTTCTGCTCAAACACGAAGTTGATGAATGAGGTGATCTTATTTTTCTCTTCCTGCGGCAGAGCTGCATACAACCGGTGGTCGTAGTCGATAACACCAGGAGCGCCGACGGGAATAATCATCTCGTATGCTTCATGCCCGAACGCGCGCGCCAGGGAGGAAAGAACGCCGATGGTTGTGCTTACTTCCGCTTTCATAATCCGGTTAACGGTGGCCGGGCCAATACCAGCTGCTACAGCAACTTTCTTTTCGGATGTCATTTCCGTGTTCTTTCTCATCCAGGCGTTGAGCGTGGCTGCGGCTTGCTTCTCTACAGTCCATTCGCCATCGTCGGTGGCAGGAATAAAGATATCAGCCTGTACTGCGTCCAGTTCGTGATCGACATCAAGCCAGAACTTTTCTTTGCGCGCTGCTTCTTCAATGATGCGTGCGGCATTTGGTCCGATGTTTTTGATGCCAGTGCACCACCGGTTGACCAGGTTCTGCGAACGCTTCACCCGTTCTGCAAAGCGCAGCTGGGTATCAGCGAAATCCCGGCGAATGATTTCGTTAAGGTTTTTGCGTCTTATGTCATAAATACTTTTCATAGCTATTGTATTTGTCCATTTAATGTTACCTAACTGACTAAATTTAAATGAATATTACCATAAAGGTAAAGTTACCATAACGGTAATAATCATTGATTTTTTCACCAGAAAGGTAATAATTCAGATATGAATAGACAGGCTGAGATAAGCAAAATATGAGTGACGAAAAAAAATTTGATTTCAAAAAGCACTGGCTGGGGCTGTCTCCTGATGAGCGTGAAGCATTTGCAGATGAAGCCGGAACCACCAGTCATTATATCCAGACTCACCTGACCGGTCGCCGCAAGATGCCTGGTAAGCGACTGATGGACGGACTGTTTAAAGCATGTCGCTCCCGCGAATGGACAAAGTCTAAACCTGAATTAGTGCTCTTCTTCTACGACCGATAATTCCCCTGAGACCATCAATGCCGTCATCCACTGGCGGCTCCTTCCTGCATAAAACACCTTTACGGTAATAAAAAACCATATTTGGTTGACCTTTTTTTGCCTTAGTGCAAAATTACCAAAGATAAATAACAAAGAGGTAATCCGATGAAGCGAATCACCCAGCGTGAGGCTCTCGATTTGGGCCTTACTCGCTTCTACACCGGGAAGAAATGCATCCACGGTCATGATAGCGAGCGCTACACCCTTAGCGGCGAGTGTGTGCAGTGCAATAACGAACGGGCACGCCGACAGGCAAAGCTTCGTTCCGAAAAAATGAAGGCAGCCAGAATGGCAAGAGAGGCAGCATGATCCCAGCAGCCTACTACAACGAAATCGACCCATTTGCAGCTCAATGGCTGCGTAACCTTATCGCCGGTGGTCACATCGCACCAGGCGAAGTTGACGAACGGAGTATTGAAGATGTCACACCTGACGACCTCAGAGGATTTACCCAATGCCACTTTTTCGCCGGAATTGGCGTCTGGTCTCATTCCCTGCGCCTCGCCGGATGGCCTGACGATAAACCGGTCTGGACCGGAAGCTGCCCGTGCCAGCCTTTCAGCGCGGCAGGCAAAGGAAATGGGTTTGATGACGAGCGGCACCTATGGCCTGCTTTCTTCCATCTCATCAGCGAGTGCAGACCTCAGCACATCTTTGGCGAACAGGTTGCAAGCGGTAACGCAAATACATGGTTCGACCTTGTACAAGCTGACCTGGAAGGAGTGGGATACGCCTTCGGGCTTGTGCCGTTTACGTCAGCGGGCATCGGTGCGCCGCACATCAGAGAGCGGGCCTACTGGGTGGCCAACGCCAGTAGCAAATACGAATCCACAGCCGGAAACGAAACGGGGATTGCAGAACGTATCCGGAGCAGCTCGACTGACAGGTTGGCAAACACCGGTGGCGAACGACTCAACCGGATCGACTCATTGCTACAGCGGGAAGAATCAGGACGGGTCACCGAAAATATGCATGAAGCTTCCAGGCTCAGTGATTCTGGCAGCATGGCCTACGCCAACAGCCAGCGATTACAAGGGGAGTGGGAAGACGGTAATCAGAATCGATGGGAAGGATCGGACTTTCGACAGATTGGATTATGCGGTGGAACAGGGATTAATGAGCCCATTGAGGTTAACGGTTTTTGGCGAGATGCGGACTGGCTCTTATGTCGAGATGGAAAATGGCGTCCAGTTGAACCCAGCACATTCCCGCTGGTTGCAAGGTTTGCCAAAAGCTTGGGACACGGCAAGTCCTCATTACGAGCAATGGCAGGCCGCAATCGCACAGGCCGACTTAAAGGGTACGGTAACGCCATAAACGCACAGGCTGCTGCTGAATTTATTCGTGCTTACATGGGGGTTAGCTATGGCCGGTGACTGGATCAAGATGCGTGCCGACCTGCACACGCACCCTAAAGTTGTCCGCATGGCGTCCGCATTGAAAGCGGACAGATTGCGGATAGTTGGCGGACTACATTCCGCATGGTGTCTTTTCGATGTCCACTCTGTTGACGGTTTTCTTGACGGATACAGTGCGGAGACTCTCGACGACCTGATCGGCTTCCCCGGATTCGCGCGTGCAATGATGGCTGTAGGATGGCTGGAAGAAGAAGGCGAAAGCCTAGTAATGCCGCGCTTTGAAGCCCATAACGGACAGTCAGCCAAGCGTCGAGCACAGGACGCAGACAGGAAGAGAAATGTCCGCAAAGCGTCCGCATCAGAAGCGGACAAAAAGCGGACCAGAGAAGAGAAGAGAAGAGAAGATATTAAACCCCATATAAACCCCACTCATAACGCGCGCGCGAAAAATCCTGTGGATAACTTTTCTGAGGAACAATTTGCGATGTCGGATGAATGGAAGCCGGATCCCAATTTCACTGAACAGTCGCAAGACTGGGGAACTCCGGTGCATAGTGACGTGAAGAAAACAGAGCTGAAGGCGTTTATCGACTTCTGGAAGTACGAAGATGTCCAGTTAAACCAGTACCAGTGGCAGCAGAAACTGGCCAGGCATATCATCCACATCAGGGGTGACAGCTCGTAGAAGTGATTACTTGCAACGGCGCAGTAGCGCATTTTTTTACATTCAGTGAATTACCAAAAAGGTAATAAAATGTGCGCATTGCTATTGAAATTAACTCATTTGTGGTTTTAAATTACCTGAGGGGTAAATCATGGCGGCAGTATTAGGGATTGACCCAGGATGCAGCGGATCTCTGGTCCTGATAACTGAGCAGGGCGGATACATCGACCACCTGGCAATGCCGACCATCAAGGTTGGGACCAAGTCCAGAGTCAACGGCGCAGCGGTGGCTGCATGGCTGCGTAAGTACGGAATTACGCACGCATACCTCGAGCAGGTAGGCGCAATGCCAGGGCAGGGAACGGCGAGCATGTTCACTTTCGGGCACGCAGCTGGCGTAGCAGAGGGGATCCTGCAGGGTCTCAACATTCCGTACACGCTGGTAACTCCGCAGGCCTGGAAGAAGTCAGCCGGTCTCATCGGAAGTGACAAGGACGCGGCACGCAGCAGAGCAATTCAGCTCTACCCGGAACTCAGGGCGCTGGATGCAAAAGCAAAAGGCCAGGCCATCGCGGATGCGCTGTTAATCGCCAGACACGGGATCGGCATCAAATAACGATCCTTTTAGTTATCAAACTAATCAATAACTTATACGGGTAAGCGAGGGTAATAATGGGAAGCAATATCATTGAGTTAGCGAAGTTAGGACACGAGCGAGCGGCTGAACTGAAAGCATCATGCGGTGCTGTCGACGTGCGCAGCCTGGCGCAACTGATTAGCGATCTGGCTACACAGCTTGAAGTGCAATTTGTTCGATCAACCAACATGGCAGTACAGCTCGCTAACGCCGAGAGCAAGTGCATGGAGATACAGCGTGACAAGGATTCACTTGAAGCAGTAACGATTGCTATGCGTGACGATATGCGGGATGCGCGTGAAAAGCTGGAAGCCGCAGAGAAGCGCATAGCAGATCTGCAAGTTGCTCGTGACAAATGCTTCCTTAGCGGCCTGAAAACAGGATGGGAATATGGCATCGCTGATGATACAGAAGGTTATAACCGGGAAATCTCTGATGCACAGGCAGTAATCGACACCGCTGCTGGCATTGGCGTGAAGGGGGAGTGAGATGTCAAAGTCACCAATGAAACTCATGCTACGGGCATGGAACAAAGAGCTTAAAAATCAAGAATGGGGCATGGGCAATCGTAAACACCGCAAAGCTTGTGCTCGTGATTTTGCCGGAGCCAGCATAGAAACCGATGCTGATATCCCTAACCAAGCCGAAGCAGATGACCGCCTGGCGGAAGAACTTACTTACTGGACGGACTAACCCATGAAACTAAGTAAAGAAAGGCTGATAAAAATCGCATCCTGGCGTGAAACGTATGGGTCAGGACACAATGTTGTAATTCCTGCTGAGGAGGCCGAAGCGATGGCCCACGAACTACTCAAAAAGGATATACAGAGTCAACCTGTGTACCAAGAGAGGCGCTATCAGTTTATCGGCAAAAAACAGCTTGAGTATTGGGCTGATATTGATCGAAGTACTTTCAACTATTTACCAAAAAGCGAAAGACGAATTATCTGCATTATGGGGCAGGAGGACTAACCCATGACAACTAACAACCACCCGGCGCACGGACCTGTATCACTCGATCGCCTGCACCAGATAAGCGAAATACTCAGCAAAGCATCAGCACAAAGTGACGGCGGTAATCTCGGCTACGCAATGGCTGATGCTGTGAAGGTGATTGATGGGGCTATTGCAGCGAGGAATGTTGAGACTATCTATCAGGTAATGTATGGAGAGTGCTGGCGAGATATTACCGAGGAGCAATACCACGACCATGCTATTCACGAATCACCGATTCGTATTGCCTACACCGCACCGCCAGCACCGGTAGTGCCACCTAAAATTGAGCCTGATTACGAGGTGATAAAAGCTATCCTACCAACTGCAAATCCTGACTTCTACGCATGTTGCGTTGCAGCTGATATGTGGAACGCCTGCCGCGCCGCCATGCTTCAGGCTGGTAACTCTCCGGTAACTCCGGATGGTTGGCAGTTAGTGCCGAAGGAACCAACGGAAGCGATGAATAAAGCTGGCTGGGCCGCAATGAACGAACATGATGCAATTAACCCGACCTATAGAGCTATGCTCGCAGCAGCACCGCAGCAGGAGGTGATTGGTATCGACCTCGCCAACGGGAAAGATGCATCTGTTGAGGTTGTTATTGAAAATGGAAAGGTTATATCTCATGGCTAAATCCCCAGCAGAACGCAAAGCAGCGCAGCGTGCCCGCCTGGCTGAAGCTGGTAACCGCAAGATGGAATTGCAACTCGACGAGCAGGAACTGGAGATGCTGGCGCGTAACTGCGCCGCCCGTCGCCCTGGTCGGGCGCCGTATGACATGAACGAGTACATCGCGTTGCTGATCCGCCAGGATGATGAGCGGGTTCGTGGTCGCATCAAGTCAATCAGTGCTAACAAGTGCGGGAAGTGCGGCGATGCGCTGCCAGTTGAGTCGTGTCCGTGCGATGGTGATTCGGCATGTTGGGTGACACGTGGCTGGCATGAGACTAAATTGCTAGTGTGACATGTCACGATAACACTAAATAATTGTAACGGCCGCCGACTATGGCGGCTTTGTTTTGCGTGTTACTATTACCAAAACGGTAATTATTACTTCGGTGGTAACAATGCCCGCAGAACCAAAAGCACCAAAACGCAAATCAACGCAGTATAAGCCACTTACAGCGATGCAGGAGGCTTACGCGCAGGAATATACCAAATGCCCTGAGAATCAGACTCAGGCAGCGATTAACGCAGGATTCTCACCTAATACGGCGGCAGTCAAAGCCAGCGTCATGATGCGTGATGAGCGTATCCAGAAACGGATTGCCGAACTAATGGAAGAACGTAACAAGCGCCTGCGCGTCAGTGCTGATTACGTGCTGCTCCGCCTGGTGGAAATCGACCAGATGGATGTGATCGATATCCTGAACGATGACGGTACGCTGAAGCCAATCCGCGAGTGGCCGAAAATCTGGCGCACCACACTGAGCGGTTTCGACCTGTCATCGACCATCATGAACATGGATGAGACCTCGATAGAGACAATCCTCAAAAAAATAAAATGGCCTGACAAGGTGAAGAACCTCGAGCTTATCGGTAAGCACGTTGACGTCAATGCGTTCAAAGAGCGCCTGGAGGTTTCCGGCACCGTCACGATTGCCGACCGCATGGCGAAGGCCCGCCGTCGCGTGAAAGAGCAGGCTGGTGGTGAAGAATGACAGCTGCAGCCATGTCGCCGGAAGAGCAACTCGTCGAGGATATCGCAGGGTTCACGTATGACCCATTGGGATATGTGTTGTATGCATTCCCGTGGGGCGAAGAGGGAACAGAGTTGGCGCATGCCACCGGTCCCCGAAAATGGCAGGCCGACGCATTCCGCGAGATACGCGATCACCTCCAGAATCCCGCAACACGTCACCAGCCGCTGATGCTGGCACGCGCATCAGGCCACGGCATCGGTAAATCTGCTTTCATCTCAATGCTGATCAACTGGGGCATGTCCACCTGTGAAGACTGCAAGGTGGTGGTGACCGCCAACACCGACAACCAGCTGCGCACCAAGACATGGCCGGAAATCATCAAATGGTCGAACCTGGCTATTACGAAAGAGTGGTTTACCTGCACAGCCACGGCGATGTACAGCAACGATCCCGGTCACGATAAACGCTGGCGCGCTGATGCTATCCCATGGTCTGAGCATAACACCGAGGCTTTCGCCGGGCTGCACAACGAGCGTAAGCGCATCATCGTGGTATTCGACGAAGCGTCCAACATTGCCGATCTGGTGTGGGAGGTTGCCGAGGGTGCGCTGACGGACGAAGACACCGAAATCATCTGGGTTGCGTTCGGGAACCCGACGCGTAACACCGGGCGTTTCCGCGAATGCTTCCGCAAATATAAACACCGCTGGAAGTGCGCGCAGATAGACAGCCGTACTGTCGAAGGAACAAACAAGCAGCAGTTGCAGAAATGGGTGGACGACTACGGCGAGGATAGCGACTTTGTGAAGGTCCGTGTGCGCGGGATCTTCCCTGATGCGTCTGAAAACCAGTTTATTCCATCCGGCCTGACGCAACCAGCTGTTGGCAGGGTTATCACTCCGGCACAGGTCCAGCACGCTGCTGTAGTTCTTGGCGTCGACCCGTCTCACCAGGGTAAAGACCCCGCAGTTATCTACCTGAGGCAGGGGCTGCACTGCAAAAAACTCGGGGAGTGGCAGCGTACCACTGACGATGTGCTGTTTGCGAAAGTGATTGCCGACTTCGAGGATCAGTACCAGGCTGACGCTGTGTTTATCGATTACGGCTATGGCACAGGTCTTAAATCTGTTGGAGATAACTGGGGGCGCAACTGGACGCTGATAATGTTCGGCAGCGGTACGGCAGATCCCGAGATGGGCAACAAACGCGGCGAGATGTATAAATCCGCCCGTGACGCGCTGAAGCTTGGTGCGCAACTGGATAGCCAGGAACTTGCCGACGAACTGAGCGCACCTGAATACAAAGTCAGGCTGAAGGACAGCAGGAAGATTTTACAGGACAAGGACGAGGTGAAAGAATTGCTTGGCCGGTCACCGAACAATGCCGACGCCTATGTGCTGACTTATGCTGCTCCGGTCACCAAAAAACAGTTCAACTATGGGCAGCAGCAAAGCCAGCAGGGTAAGGCTCTCACAGAGTACGATCCCTATGCATGAAAAAGCCCGCGCATCGGCGGGCTGATTGTGACATGTCACATCATTATTTTTCGCTCATTATCTGCTTCAGAAGATAACCTTCCAGCATCCAGATTTTATTTGCCGCATTTTCGCGGGCAATCTTGCGCCCGATCTCTGGGTCGAAGTTCTCAGGGCTGGCGCATGCACTCTCGCCGGTGACAGTGAATCCATTTCGCAGCACTATAATGCAAAACGTAAGTATTGCAGTCTGCTCAGGAATGTTCAACTCCTCAACCTTTTCATCATCTAACTTTGTATCAGTCAAATATTGATGGCGACCTGCTATACCATCAGCAGCCGTGAAGTAATGCTCACTTACTATAACGTCGGCAATCCGTTGTGGCGTAATGCGCGGCGCGTTTAAGCCTTTAGCCTGAATTTCCTGCTCGATTGCCATGCAGGATGGTGCTGGAGATGCGGTTGATACCATGATTTTCACCTTAAAAAAATGCCCACCGAAGTGGGCGAACTGGAAGCAAGGGCGCCTTCCATGGCTTTACGGGTTTACAGCGCAACGTCATCGCAATGGCGTTCTGGTGTAAAAGTGACGGTGGTCAGCATCAAGGGAAACTGCCACCGCCAATAGCTACACAGCATCGTTCTTATGGGCGCTTCATCACGGTCCTAAGGCGTGATTGGGTTGTGGGCCAGATGCTTATCTTCTGGTTGCCGTCGTAGCGGCTGCAATTCCCACAACGATAAGAGCACTCCTGCCATGTGCACTCATTCCAGTTGAATGCATAAGGTGGTGCCTGAAATGCTCTTATCTGTTGCATACTCGTCTCTTCCGATGTGTCACACCGTATCGCCACGATGGTGAGTCGTCATGTCCGTGCTTGCCTGACATTGGCTTGCACATTCCGGCTACCCGGCTGGGGAAGTAGCATCAAGGGAACCCATCCGGACCGCTGCGGCACATGTGCCATATGCCGTACAGCTACACATCTGAAAGCGCACTCCACCGTTTGGATTTAACGACTAGGCTCAAAGGTTATTCACTGAAGCGCGCTTTAAGTTGTGTGCGGAGATTATGCTCCGCTTATCCACCGCCTTTACTTTTAAGCCCAATTTATTGCTGCGGTACTCCGGGCTACTGCACAAGCGGTCACATAACCACCTCCGCAATTCCTCAATTCAACACGCGAACCAATTACCTAAAAGGTAATATCTGATGTTGTTTGTGTCAATAGCCTACGCTAAATAAATCATATGTGGTTAAATTGGTAATAATTTAATTGCGTACGGAGCTATTGCTATGTGTATCGGCAGCAAGCCATCAGTGCCAGCAGCACCAGAAGTTCAGGCCGCGCCACAGGAGCAGGATGCAGCGGTTGTAAGCTCTCGTGATGAAGAGGAACGACGCCGCCGTGCAGCCGCTGGTCGCAGTTCTACTCTGCTGACTGGTGCGCAGGGCGACACCTCAACCGCAAACACCAGCGGTAAAACGCTGCTAGGTCAGTAACGGAGTAGGCAGAGATGGCGGAAACCGAAAAAGAGCGTCTGCTGAAGCAGCTCGCACAGTTGAAGAGTGAGCGCACATCGTTCGAGTCGCATTGGCGCGATTTGAGCGACTTCATCAATCCGCGCGGTTCCCGCTTTCTGACGTCCGACGTAAACCGTGATGATCGTCGTAACACCAAGATTGTTGATCCTACTGGATCTATGGCTCAGCGCATTTTGTCCAGTGGCATGATGTCAGGCATCACCAGTCCTGCTCGTCCGTGGTTCAAGCTGGCAACGCCAGACCCTGACATGATGGATTACGGACCGGTTAAAGTCTGGCTGGAAGTCGTACAGCGCCGCATGAACGAAGTGTTCAACAAGTCCAACCTGTATCAGTCATTGCCTGTCATGTACGCCAGCCTGGGTACTTTCGGTACCGCTGCAATGGCTGTGCTCGAAGATGACCAGGATGTGATCCGCACAATGCCTTTCCCTATTGGCAGCTACTACCTTGCTAACAGCCCGCGTGGCAGCGTTGACACATCCTTCCGCCAGTTTTCCATGACCGTGCGCCAGTTGGTGCAGGAGTTCGGTCTGGATAACGTCAGCGCATCAGTGAAAGGAATGTGGGAAAACGGCACGTATGAAACGTGGATCGAAGTTAACCACTGCATCACGCCAAACGTTAACCGCGACACCGGGAAGATGGACAGCAAGAACAAGCCGTTCCGCTCCGTGTACTTCGAGACTGGCGGCGACTCCGACAAGCTGCTGCGTGAATCCGGTTTTGATGAATTCCCGATCCTGGCTCCGCGCTGGGAAGTTAACGGCGAGGATGTTTACGCTTCATCTTGCCCTGGCATGCTGGCCCTCGGTCAGGTAAAAGCCCTTCAGGTTGAGCAGAAGCGTAAAGCTCAGCTCATCGATAAAGCTACTAACCCGCCGATGGTTGCTCCTACCTCGCTAAAAACACAGCGTGTTTCCCTGTTGCCTGGCGATGTGACGTACCTCGACGTGTTGAGCGGCCAGGACGGTTTCAAACCCGCATACCTGGTAAACCCGAATACTGCAGATCTGTTGGCTGATATTCAGGATACCCGACAGACCATCAACAGCGCCTACTTCGTTGACCTCTTCATGATGCTGCAAAACATCAACACCCGTTCTATGCCGGTGGAAGCGGTGATCGAGATGAAAGAAGAGAAACTGCTGATGCTTGGGCCGGTGCTGGAGCGACTGAACGATGAGGCTCTTAACCCGCTTATCGACCGCGTTTTCTCCATCATGGCGCGCAAGAACATGCTGCCGCAACCGCCTGACGTTATGCAGGGTATGCCGCTGCGCATCGAATATATCTCCGTGATGGCGCAGGCGCAGAAATCTATCGGCCTTACCAGCCTGTCGCAGACAGTTGGCTTCATCGGTCAGCTCGCACAGTTCAAGCCTGAAGCACTCGACAAGCTCGATGTGGATGAGGCTATCGACGCGTTCTCCGAAATGTCAGGCGTATCGCCTACCGTCATCGTTCCTCAGGAGCAGGTGCAGGGTATTCGTGAAGAGCGCGCCAAGCAGGCACAAGCTGCACAGGCAATGGCAATGGGTCAGGCCGCAGCGCAGGGAGCCAAGACTCTCAGCGAAACGCAGACCACTGACCCTAGCGCATTAACCGCCATCGCTAATGCGGCAGGAGCACCGCAGCAATGAATGATTTCGACGATGAAGGCCGTAAAGCAGAACTTGACGCTAAACAGCAACTTCTTGCGCAGCGAGATATCGACGACATCCAGTTCGTTATGGGGAGCGAGCAGGGCCGCCGCGTGATCTGGTCACTGCTTGAGAAAGGCCAGGTGTTTGGAGCTTGCTTCAACGTAGATCCGCAAATCACAGCATTCAACGAAGGGCAGCGCAACCTGGCTCTGGTTCTGTTTCAGCGCGTCATGGCGCACTGCCCCGATCAGTATCTGAAGATGGCCGCAGAGGCCGGAGAGGACAATTTATGACACAGGTACAAACCCAGAGCGTCGTGCGTCTCGATGGTTCCAGCCAGTTAGTTGAGGTTCCGGATCCTGCTCCGGCAGTAATTGGCGCTCCAACCGCGACTGATTACGGCGGCGTGAAACTGGGCGCGACAATCGCGGCCCCAGCCGCAATGACTGCTACCAAGGATACATCCTCAGCGGCATCAGATGTTGCTGGTCTGCTCGTCGACCATAACGACCTGGTTACGAAATATAACGCGTTGCTGGATGACACCTCCGCACTGCGCACCACGCTGGCATCAGTTCTGGCGCAACTGAAAGCCAAAACGATCCCGGTTTAAGGAGATAACCAATGAACTTATTTGATCGTCTTCTGCATCGTCGCCTTTGCAACGAACAACCTGCTGATGGTGGCGCAGCTCCTGCTGCATCTGAACCAGCAGCATCAACTGGTGATAATCCGGCACCCGTTGGAGATCCGGCTAAACCAGAAGGCGATAAGCCACAACCTGGTGCTGAAGGCGACAAGCCTCAGGAAGAAAAACCTGCTGATGGTGATAAGCCAGAAGAGAAAAAGCCAGGCGAAGAAAAAGAGCAGAAGCAGGAAGGCGCGCCGGAGAAATACGAGTTCAAACCATCTGAAGGTCAGGAGCTTGATGCTGCTGCTCTGGAACAGTTCGAACCGATCGCCCGTGAACTGAACCTCACCAATGAGCAGGCGCAGAAGATGGTCGACCTGTACGGCACCAAGATCATGCCAATGGTCCAGCAGCAACAGGTTGAAGCATGGCAGAAAACCACCGAGCAGTGGGCTGCTGATGTTAAAGCAGACAAGGAGATCGGCGGCGATAAGCTGACCGGTAACCTGAGCGCTGCACAGCGTGCTCTTGCTCAGTTCGGTACGCCTAAGCTGAAAGAATATCTGGAAGGCACTGGCCTGGGTAACCACCCTGAACTGGTCAAGGCGTTCGTGAAAATCGGTAAAGCCATGTCTGAAGACGGCATGGTCGATGGCAGTAATCAAGGCCAGCGTAGTGCGGCCGAAGTGCTTTATGGCTAATAAGAGAGGATATAACCATGGCTGTTAAAGGCGTAAATGCGCTGACGCTGGCTGACTGGGCTAAGCGTACTGATCCAAACGGGAAGGTCGATAAGATTGTCGAACTCCTTTCCCAAACCAACGAAATCCTGACGGACATGATGTTCGTTGAGGGTAACCTGCCAACCGGCCACCGTACTACCGTGCGCTCTGGTTTGCCATCTGCTACCTGGCGTTTGCTTAACTACGGCGTGCAGCCAAGCAAATCAACTACAGTACAGGTAACCGACTCCTGCGGGATGCTGGAAACTTATGCCGAAGTTGACAAGTCACTGGCAGATTTGAACGGCAACACCGCTGAATTCCGTCTGTCTGAAGACCGTGCATTTATCGAAGGCATGAACCAGCAGATGGCTCAGACGCTGTTCTATGGTGATACCAGCGTTAACCCTCAGCAGTTCATGGGGCTGTCTTCGCGTTACTCAAGCAAATCAGCAGGTAACGGTCAGAACATTATCGATGCTGGTGGTACCGGTACAGATAATACCTCCATCTGGCTGGTGGTGTGGGGTGAAAACACCGTTCACGGCATCTTCCCTAAAGGCCAGAAGGCAGGATTGCAGACTCAGAACCTTGGCGAGCAGACTCTTACCGATGCCGCTGGTGGTAAATACCAGGGGTACCGGACCCACTACAAGTGGGATAACGGTCTGGCCCTGCGCGACTGGCGCTACGTTGTTCGCATCGCCAATATCGATGTGAGCGATCTGTCTGTTCCGGCTTCTGCTGCAAACATCGTCACGATGATGGTTAAAGCGCTGCACCGCGTACCTAACCTGAAGATGGGCCGTGCGGCTTTCTATATGAACCGCACCGTTGCCCAGGCGCTCGATCTGCAATCTCTGGATAAAGCCTCTCTGGCTCTGTCCGTCAAAGAGACTGAGGGCGAATGGTGGACCACTTTCCGTGGCATCCCAATCCGTGAAACTGACGCAATTCTGGAAACAGAAGCGCGCGTTGTTTAACGCCTGTCATTAACTAATGGGCCTTAACCGGCCCATGAATGGAGAAAGAAAATGATCCTCGACAAACTGTTGATGTTCTCCGAGAAGCAGGCGGTAACAGCTTCTGCTGCTTCTACGGACGTGATTGACCTTGGCCCTATCGACGGTACCCGCCGCGATATCGGCGTGGGTTATCCGCTGGAGTTCTGGGCAACCGTTGACACCACAGCAACCGCTGCCGGTGCCGCGACTCTGAACGTTCAGCTACAGACCAGCCCGGACAACTCCACCTGGACAACTATCTATGACAGCGGTTCTTTGGCTCTGGCTGCGCTGACTGCTGGCAAGCGTCTATTCTCTGCGAAGGTTCCGGCTGGTGTTCAGCGTTATCTGCGCGTGAACTATTCAGTTGGTACTGGTCCGCTGACGGCTGGCGCGTTTACTTCGGGAATTAACCTGGATGTTGATAACAACAGCCCGTATTACCCGATTCGTTCAAAAGTGACTGGCTAAGGGGATAGCGATGTCAGGTGAAAAAGCAAGATACCGCGTCCTGCGCTTATCTCACATTCATAACAACCTATGGCCTGAAGGTTCTGAAGTTGAGTATGACGGTGAGCCGGGAACGGCGCTGGAGCCATTGAACGATGCTGCACGTGCTGCAAAGGCTAAGGCAAAGCATAAAGGTGAGCCATCTGTTGTCGTTGCTGGGCTGGAGCCACTGAACGATGCGGATAGCGCTGATGATGGTCTGGATAAACTCCGCGAAGAGTATGAGTTTCTCTTCAATGAGAAACCGCATCACAACGCTAAAGCCGAAACGCTCCGCGAGAAGATCGCAGATAAGCGTGCCGAACTGGGCGTCTGAGCCTCGCTAATCAAACAAGGGGCTTCGGCCCCTTTATTGCAGGAGTCCGTTATGGATCTGGTAAACCTCAAAACCGGCACCGACACCTATCAGGATGAGGAGGGTAAAACCCAGACTCGTGATGATTATCCGTGGGGCCTTTGCATTGAATTGAACAACGAGACGCTAGCCAAGCTAAAGGCAGCACCTCAATCCGCTGGCACGGAAGTAATGATCACCGCAAAGGCAACTATTCGCTCGACGTCCACCCGCGAAACGGAAGATGGAATGCAGCATAACGCCAGTCTGCAGATCACTGATATGGCACTCAGTCCAGTATCCGGTGAGCAACCGAAGTCAGCAGCGCAAACTCTCTACGGTGGGGAGGATGATTAATGGCCTCCGTTATCGAGATCTGCAACCGCGCGCTGAGCAATATCGGCAACAGCCGCAGCATTAACAGTCTGAATGAAGCCAGTAAAGAGGCTGGACAGTGCTCACTGCACTTCGACGCTTGTCGCGATGCTGCTTTGGCTGACTTTGACTGGAACTTTGCTACCAAGCGCGTGGCGCTGGCTGATACCAATAATCCACCTCCTGACTGGCAATACGCTTACCAGTATCCATCTGATTGCGTGCGCATAACCGAGATAATGCCGACCGGACTACGCAATCCTACCGCCGCTCAGCGCATTGAATATGTTGTCGGTTCAAATGAGGATCTGACAGGTAAGCTCATTTACACCGATCAGCCGAAAGCGTGGTTGAAGTACGTGGCGCGGGTTACTGACGTAAATATGTATGACGCCATTTTCATGGAGGCGCTTTCCTGGCGCCTGGCAGCCGCCATCAATATGGCGCTGACCGGTAGCGCAGATCTCGGTAACAACGCACTGACGATGTACAACCGCGTGATCCTGAGCGCTGGTTCTCATAGCCAGAACGAATCGCAGGAGCCACAACCGCCGGTAGATGAGTTCACAGCAGCGAGGTTGTCATAATGGCTTTTAGCTGGATTCAACCGAGCTTTGCCGGTGGAGAAATTGGTCCGTCACTGTACGGCCGCATTGATATGTCAAAGTATCAGGTGGCGCTGCGCAAGTGCGATAACTTCATTGTTCGTCAGTATGGCGGCGTCGAGAACCGACCAGGTACGCGCTTTGTTGGCCCGGCTAAATATCCTGATCGCAAGTGCCGGTTAATCCCGTTTCAGTTCTCGACCGTCCAGACCTACGCGCTTGAGTTCGGTCATAACTATATGCGCGTCATTAAAGACGGCGCTTATGTTCTGACGACCAGCAATGTGATTTATGAGTTGGCGATGCCGTATGCTGATACCGACCTTTTCCGCATTAAATTCACGCAGAGCGCTGACGTTCTGACGCTGGTGCATCCTGATTACCCGCCGAAAGAACTGCGCCGCTATGCGCACGACAACTGGCAGATCGTCGACGTCACAACAAAAAACGGACCGTTCGAAGATATCAACGTTGACGAGGCAGTGAAGGTATACGCCAGCGCCAGCACCGGAACCATTACGTTGACGGCAAGTTCTGCCATCTTCGGTGCTGAGCAGGTCGGAAAACTGTTCTATCTCGAGCAGCCTGCTATTGATTCCGTACCGGTATGGGAAACCAGCAAGACCACGGCAATCAATGATGTTCGTCGTGCAGACAGCAACTACTATCGCGCCAATACTGCTGGTAAGACCGGAACACTTCGTCCTTCGCATACCGAGGGAATGTCGTGGGATGGCTGGGGCGGAACGGGAGATGATGATACCGGTATCCAGTGGGAGTACCTGCACAGCGGTTTTGGCATTGCCAGAATCACAGCAGTGGCAGGTGGTGGACTGACAGCAACTGCCGATGTGGTTTCATTCATTCCGTCTCAGGTGGTTGGCTCCACTAACGCAAGCTATAAGTGGGCGAAATACGCATGGAACAGCGTTAACGGCTACCCGAGCACCGTTGTTTACTATCAGCAGCGCCTGTACTTTGCCGCTTCTACAGCATACCCGCAAACCATTTGGGCGAGTCGTACCGGCGACTATAAAGATTTTGGAAAGAACAACCCTATTCAGGATGACGATCGGATTATCTACACTTACGCCGGTCGGCAGGTGAATGAGATCCGTCACCTGATTGACGTTGGTAACCTGGTTGCTCTGACATCTGGCGGGGAATATACGATATCCGGGGACCAGAATAAGGTCCTCACTCCGGCGGCGTTCTCGTTCAGCTCCCAGGGGAACAACGGTTCCAGCAACGTACCACCTATCGCCGTGGCCAACATCGCGTTGTTCATCCAGGAGAAGGGAAGCGTTGTGCGCGATCTGGCTTACTCCTTCGACGTCGACGGGTATCAGGGAACCGACCTTACCATACTGGCAAACCACCTTTTCCAGAAGCACAGCATTGTCGACTGGTCATTCTGCATCGTTCCCTACAGCAGCGCGTTCTGCATTCGTGATGACGGTAAATTGCTGGTGTTGACCTATCTGCGCGACCAGCAGGTTTTCGCCTGGGCACCACAATCGAGCGCCGGTAAGTACGAAAGCACCTGCTCTATCAGTGAAGGCAGCGAGGATGCTGTTTACTTCGTGGTTAACCGTACCATCAACGGGCAGACAAAACGTTACATCGAACGCCTGTCCAGTCGCCTGTTCACCAACGATGAAGATGCGTTCTTTGTCGATTGCGGCCTGAGCTACGACGGGCGCAATACATCATCACGCACAATGACCATCAGCGGTGGAACAGGTGACTGGAGCTATCAGGTTGATTATCCGGTTACTGTCAGTGGTGGAGCGTATTTCGTTAATACCGATGTTGGTGCTCAGATTCAGTTCCCATATACCGGCACGGATCCAGACACCAACGAACCGGTGGCTAAAGAGCTGCGCGGCGATATCATCTCGGTAACAAGCAACACTGCGGTGGTCGTGCGCTTCAACCGCAACGTTCCGCCAGTGCTTCGCAATGTGGCCACAACTAACTGGCAAATGGCACGCCAGACATTTGGCGGCCTTTCACACCTCGAAGGTCAGACGGTAAACATCCTGTCAGACGCCAGCGTTGAGCCTCAGAAGGTTGTCACTGGTGGTGCTGTCACGCTGGAGTCACCCGGCGCAGTGGTGCACATCGGTCTTCCTATCACCGCTGAATTCGAAACACTGGACATCAATATCAACGGCCAGGAAACGCTGCTGGATAAAAAGCAGCTCATTCCTACTGTAACGATGGTTGTTAATGCCAGCCGCGGAATCTGGGCAACAACTCCGGGCGGATCCTGGTATGAATACCCGCAGCGTGAATTTGAGTTCTACGACGATCCTGTTGATGACGCTACCGGCAAGGTTGAAGTAAAACTCGACAGCAACTGGGATAAAAACGGACGTGTTAAGGTTCGCCAGCTCGACCCGCTTCCGCTTTCTGTTCTTGCCGTATTGCCTCGCCTTACAGTCGGAGGTTTCTGATGATTAACGCTCAGATCGTACCCACTACCTCAGAGCATATCGAAGCCATTATTCCGCATGTTCGCCAGGCTGATATCGATGAGTTTCTGGCAACCAATGGATGGAGTCCGCGGCGCGTGCTGGAAACCGGTCTGCGCACATCAACATTTTGCTGCGCTGGGCTGGTAAACGGCGAAGTAGTTACCATCTTCGGTGTGGCTCCTGCATCTATGATTGGCGGAAGTGGCATTCCATGGCTGGTGGGGACCGATGAGCTGGAGAAATACCAGAGAACCTTCCTGCGGCGGTGTGGAAAAGTGGTCAATGCAATGCTGACTGTTTACCCGTATCTTGAAAATTATGTTGATGCACGTAACCACACTGCGCGCATCTGGCTTCACTGGTTGGGATTCACCATCGATGAGCCTCAGTCATACGGCATTAAAAACCTACCGTTTCACCGTTTCCACATGGAGAGAAAATAATGTGCGGACCTGTTGCAGTTGGTGTAGGAATGCTTGCCATGTCAGCAATGCAGGCCTATAGCCAGAACCAGCAAGCTAAGTATCAATCTGCCGTTGCTGATCAGAATGCGGATATTGCTCAGCAGCAGGCGCAAGACTCTATAAACAGAGGTAACGCAGAGGCAGATCAGCGTCGTAGAGAAATGCGCCAACGACAAGGAACGCAGGCGGCAACCATGGCGGCAACTGGCGCAGAATTGGGCAGCGGTTCATCCCTGGACATCTTCGGAGATACTGCGCAATTCGGTGCGCTCGATGCGTTGACTACTGTGAATAATGCCCAGAGAGAGGCATATGGTTTTCGTGTTCAGGGGGCAAATTATCAGTCTCAGGCAAATTCAGCGCGCAGTGCAGGAAGTGCAGGCTTGACTCAGACATTACTAACCGCGCCACTGAAGGCATATGGGGCTTATCAGATGGGCGGGGGCACTTGGAATCCTTTTTCGCAAAGTAAAGCGGCCCCTATATCTGCCGCAATAGGCACACCAACCGGTCGATAAGGAGATACCGAAATGCCAACAGTACCAACAGTCACTGGTCGTCAGGTTGACAGTCGCGGGTTTCAGTCTCCAGGCCTACAAACATTTAATACTCCACAGATGGGCGATGTTTTAGGTGGGGTTGCGGATAAATATGTCGATGTTTTTGCACAGGCAAAGCAGCGCGCAGATGTTGCCCAGGCTCAGGATGCATCCCTGCAGCTTAGTCAAATTTCCAGCGATCTGCTGACGAACCCGGATACCGGCCTGCTCAATATGCAGGGTAAAAATGCGCTCGGCAAGGGGCAGGAGTACGTGCAGCAGTTTGATTCTCAGGCGCAGAGCATTGCAGCAAGCCTGCCGGATGAGCAGGCGCGAAATGCGTTTCTTCAGCAGGCACATCAGCAGAGAATCCAGTTCCAGACGACCGCTGTTCGCCATGAAGTTGGGCAGGTGCGTCAGTACGAAGCAGGTATGCAGGAGGGAACGTTACGTTCGCTGGCACAGCAGGCGATTTCTCCAGGTATGTTTGTTCCTGCATTGATGAATGCTCGTAATTCTATTATCGCTTATGGGAAAGCCCACGGACAGAGCGATGAGGAAATAGAGTCTAATTTCGTGCAGTGGCGCGAGCAGGCCGCCAACCGCGCCAGCGAAGCATGGTATACACCAACCTATCAGCAAATCATGGGGCCGGAAGGTAAGATCGAAGTTACCGACACTCCGAGCGAATCGCAGCTTTTTTCCGCGATGATCTGGCAGGAATCCGGAGGTAATCAGTATGGCAAAGACGGTTTACCACTGGTATCTCCGAAAGGTGCAGTAGGTGTGGCTCAGGTGATGGAGGATACGGGGCCGGAAGCAGCACGACTGGCTGGCGTGCCGTGGGATCGTGATAAGTGGCTGAACGATACGCGCTACAATGCGAAGCTTGGTCAAGCCTACTTCAGCGCGCAGATGAAGAAGTATGACAATAATCCTGTACTGGCGGTGGCGGCGTATAACGCTGGGCCTGGTGCGGTTGATGGATGGATAAAGCAGTTTGGCGACCCGCGTACTGGTGCGGTGAGCAATGAGCAATTCGCTGCGGCAATCCCTTATGATGAAACTCGCAACTATGTCGCGAAAGTAACCGGCAGCGCTCCGGCGATACCAGGAACTGCTACGATGGAAAACCTCATCAATCAGCCTTTCTGGGATGCGATGAGTCCGCAGAACAAATCAGCGATGATGAGCAAAGTGGCAGGCATGTACGATATGCAAGCCGCAGCTGGTCGCGTGTCATTGCAAAGCCGAATGCAGGATGACCTTGCTAAATTAGAGTCAGGACAGAAAGTTAACCCGATCTCGGAACGTGAGTGGCTGGCGGTCATGCCGTTGCAGGCAAGCCCGGCAGAGCGCATTCAGATGCGCGAGTCATTCCAGCAATATCAGCAGGCGATGACGCTGCAACCGGTATATCAATCCATTGTTCAGGGTTCTGCGCAGCAGGGTATCGCTGCGGTGCAGTCTATGGTGCCGCAGGAAGATGACCCTGACTTTAAATTTAAGCAGAGCTTGTACGCAACTGCGCAGGCCAAACTGAATCAGGTAATTAAAGCGCGCGAGTCCGACCCGGGTACGTGGCTACAAGCCAACTCGCCGGTGGTGAAAAACGCCTTTGAGCAATATCAGAACAACCAGGCATCAGGTGAATATCTGGTTTCCCGTCTGCAAGCAGAGAAAGACCGCCTTGGTATCAATAGTAAGAAGGTACTTCCTGACGCCATGGTTAACAACCTCATTTCTCAGATCGATAACAATAAAGAATCAAGCGTGACCGCCATTCAGTCGGTGGCGCAGTCGTTCGGAAAATACTCCGATCAGGTTATGCAGCAGGTGCAGAAAAGCGCATATCCAGCGCTTCAAGTCATCATGGCTACCAATAATCCTCGGGCCGCCAACGCGCTCTGGCAAAACCGCAGTGTTAAAACTTCTGACCTGCGCGGCAGCTTTGAGAAGACAGACGCCGACAGCGCTGATTCATCTTGGAATGACCAGGCAAAAGATTTTGCCGGGACGATGGTTGTACAGCCTGGCGGGTCTGCCGTGTGGAACAACTTCAACGAGCAGGGTAAACGCCTGACCTACACCTATATGCAGCGCGGCATGTCGCCTGGCGATGCAGCAAAACAGGCATATCAGGACGTTCTCGGTGATCAGTATCAGACCAATGGCACCTGGCGTATGCCTAACAACGCCGGGCATGATATTCGTGACGTTAATGACGGCGCTAACGTGTACCTGAAGAATCTGTCAGCAGATCAGATCATGCCGCTAATCGGTGACGCCCGTCTGCCGGATGAGGTTAACCGAGAGCAAAGTATTTCCCGCATTCGTGATAACGCACAGTGGGTAACCAACAGCGACGAAACAGGGCTTACGCTGATGATGAATGGTCTGTTGATCAACAATGCGCAGGGGCAGCCGATTACAGTTTCGTTTGCTGACCTCGCGAAACTTGGCGCTGGCAACCGTACAACTTGGAACAGCCTGACCAAATTCGTGCAGACGCCGGTTAAGTACACTCCGGGCCAGTCGAAGAATTACACGGTAGAAAGTCAGCGTGAAAATCTGATCAACATTATCCAGAACGGCCAGCAGACGGGACGATAATATGCCGATTTATACAGATGACCCAGGGCAGGGAATAAACCAGCCGCTGTCGAATGCCCCATCAGGGCTTGGTGAATCGCTGTTTTCCTCCCTGAAAGAGGGGTTCAAAGAGGGGCCTGTTGTGTCAGGTTATCGGTTTTCTCAAGCCGACCAACTGGCAAATGACCCAAATTCGACCATCGTCAGTAAATCTGACGCGGAAACACGCCTTAAAGAGTACGGCGTTAAAAGTATCAATGTGCCTGACAGCGGTGTTACACAAACATTCCTCGACCATGTGATCAGCGAGCGCAGAGAAACTCTGGCGAAGCAGCAGATCGCCATGTCTGCCCCGTCTGGATGGGTTTCCACTCCGCTTAACTTTGCCGCAAACCTTGCAGGATCAATGGCTGATCCCGGTAACGTGGCTTTGGCGCTGGTCCCGTTCGGTGGAGAAGCAAAGGCGGCAACTATGCTCGGGCGCTTCGGTGAGCGTCTTTCCACTGGTGCTCGGCTTGGCGCTGCTCAGGCCATTGCCACCGTACCTCTGACGGCACAGGCAGCAGCGGCAGAAGGAGATGACTTCACATATGGCAACGCGCTGGAGAGCACCTTCTTTAACACCATCGCTGGCGGGTTGATGCACGCTGGCGGCGGGCTGATATCGGATGTGGTACGCTCCCGCAGGGCTGGTACTGTTGAAAATCCTGCTGCCTCGCAAGACGTTCAGCCTGTCGCTGATGCGCAGCCAACACCGGTGTTTACGCCTGACAATATACCGGCAGGCGTAAATATTCCTGAGTCCGGCACCAACGCCGATCTGTCAGCGGCAATCGCGCGGGATGCGGAAGCGTATGCCTACAGCCGCGCCTATGATGATGTTGTGCCGGAATATATGGCAAGGCAGCAGGAGCTACAGACAGGGAGCATTGACAACGTTGCGGATCTGCGAACTGAGTTGGTGACCAACAACAGGCAAAGTGAGGCACTTGACGCAACTCTGGCCCAGCGCACGACCGATTACCAGGCGCAACGCATGAAATTCAAAGCAGCACGAGCCAGGGCGCAGCGTGATATTGAGGTTGAGAAAGACGCCATCACCGCGCGTAACCAGGAAATTACGCAACAAATTGAACGTAATGCTGCAGCAGAGCAGGCAAAAGGCAGAGAGGCGCAACTGTCCCGCAAAGAGATACCTGACGACTTGGCTCCGTTAATAGCCCAGCGTGCGCAACAGATTCGCGAAAGCATGCAGATGTCGCCTGTGGCTGGTGCAGTGCGCGCTGCGTCGGCAGCGGTGCGTGAGGCTGACTGGAGCGTTAACCAGCAGGCGTACCGAGGTGCACTGGCGCACATGATGGAAGGGCGCTCGCCTGATATTGAGCCATTCTATGATCTGCACAAACCAGCTCTACGCGAGCGTGCTATCCAGCGCATACAAAATCCGGTGCGGCAGGCTGATGAAGGTTCCCGCGCCGTCAGTGAAAGTGCGGATCGTGTGTGGCAGGATACGCAGAAGGCTGACCATGAAATGACAGCGGCTACCGCCGATCTGGAAAATGAATTTAATATCAGTGATGCGCTGCTGAACGACATTGCCACAGACAATCCTGAACTGGCTGCGTCAATGCGTGAGAACATTGCTGCGATCCGTGCGGAGGCCAGCGACGACTCTATCGGCAAAGCTTATCGCGCTTTCGCCGCCTGTATGATTAACCGGGGACTGTAATGGCTAACGAATTTCTGACGCAATGTGAAATGACCGTCAATACGGCAGCAGGGCGCAAGCTTTCTGATGACGAAATGGAATCTTTGGTGCGTGACATGAACGACACCACAAACCGGATACTGGCTGGTAATGAAGCACTGACGCTGGAAGAAGCAGCGATGCGCGCCGCGCAGGAGCTTGGTAATCGCGAGCAACTGGCTAAAGTCATTGAGGCACGGAATAAGGCCATTAATACCCGTATTGCAGCTCAGCGCCTTGGCGAGCTTCGCCGGACTTGGAAAGACCGTCCGGACATCGGTCTGGAGGCTATTCTTGTCGGCCGTAATGACGCGCGCACTGGTTCCCGCCGCTCGGTATCCTCTGAGGTGGCCCAACTGCGCGGTAAGTATCACGCTGGTATCAACTATGATTTCGACCAGGCAGGACTGGTTAAATTTATTGCCAGTGGCAGCAATGACCGCGAGATCGCCGACGCCATGTGGCGCATTGGCCGCGGACAGAAAACGGACGGTATGACGCCGCAATCAGTCAGTGCCGCTAAGATCATCATGAAGTGGCAGGAAACTGCGCGCGTGGATGAAAACCGTGCTGGTGCCTGGATTGGTAAGATGCCTGGCTACATCGTCCGGCAGTCGCATGACATACTGAAAATCCGTGCCGCCGGGTATGAATCCTGGCGCAATACCATTCTGCCGCGGCTGGATGATGCCACCTTTGACGGGATCACAGACCGAGAAGGGTTCCTGCGTGGTGTCTACGACGGCCTTGCCTCCGGTGTGCACCTTACCTCTGAAAAACCAGACTGGATGAATGGCTTTAAGGGATCGGCGAATGCGGCCAAACGAGCCAGCCAGGAGCGGGTGTTGCACTTCAAAGACGGTGTTAACTGGCACGAATACAACGAGCAATTCGGAACTGGCAGCCTGCGTGAGGCAGTATTCGGCGGACTGAACAGCGCGGCGCGCACTACGGGCATGATGCGCGTGCTTGGTACCAACCCGCAGAACATGTTCAAGTACCTGACAGACACCATCGCAAAAGACGTGAGCAAGCAGAGCAACCCTTCGGCGCTGGCTGATTTCATGACCAAGGTGCGCCGCCTGAATCGCACGGTTATGCCACAGGTTGATGGATCGCTGAATATCCCCGGCAGTGTTAGCTGGGCTAATGCCTCAGCCAACGTGCGCGGCTGGCTGCGTATGAGTCAGCTTGGAGGAGCGGTCATTTCATCTTTTAACGACGTGCCAATCTCGGCGACAGAAATGCGGTATCAGGGCCAGAACTTCATGCAGGCGCTGACCGGCGCGATGAAGGGGCGCTTTTCCCGCTACACTAGTGATGAGCAGAAGGAGATCCTTTCATCTATCGGCGTTTACTCCGACACGATGACGCAGGAAATCATCCGTCGCATGTCTGGCGACGACAGCATGAGCGGCAAGATGGGGCGTGCGCAGCAGCTATTCTTCAAATACAACCTTATGAACTTCTGGACAGAATCCGGGCGTAACAGCAACGCCATGATGATAACAAACTGGCTGGCGAAGAACGCCGATCAGCAATTTTCTGCACTGCCGGAGGACCTGCGCCGCGTTCTGGACCTGCACGGCATAGGTGACGCTGAATGGAATATCTACCGCAGCATGGACATGGCAGACAGCGAAGGCCGCAAATTCATGACGACCAGCGGAATTCGTGGCGTTCCGGATGAGGTGATAGCCTCATATGTTGAAGGAAAAGGCATGAAGGTCACCGAGCGATCTATTGCCGATGCGAGAGACACGCTGGAAAGCCAACTTCGTGGGTATATTCTTGACCGACTAAACATCGCTATGTCAGAGCCGGGAGATCGTACGCAGGCGTTTATGAAGATGGGAACTGTACCAGGAACAGTAGCTGGGGAGGCAATACGTTTCGCTGGTCAGTACAAATCGTTCACTGCGAGTTTCATGCAGAACGTGCTTGGACGTGAGGTATTCGGGCGCGGTTATACTCCCGCTGGCCTGGGTGAATCAAAAACAGGATCGCTGACGAATGCGCTGCTGCGTAACGGAAAAGGTGCATTCTTGGGGGCGGCAAACCTGTTCGTCTGGGCAACCATGTTTGGCTATATCTCTATGCAGTCGAAACTATTGCTTAAGGGGCAGACGCCGCGTCCAGCAGATGCCAAGACATTCCTCGCAGCCGCATCTCAGGGCGGCGGCCTAGGAATCTTGGGCGACTTCATGTTTGGCGAAGTCAATCGCATGGGTGCTGGTCCAGTGACATCATTGATGGGGCCAGCCGCGTCGAACGCTGATAGCATTATCACGCTGTTCCAGCAGACAACGCGCGGCGATGCAGACTTGGGTGACTGGTATCGCACCGCGCTGGACAATACGCCTTTCCTTAACGTGTTCTGGCTGCGCACAGCAATGAATGGTTTAATATTGAACCGTATACAGGATGCTCTTGACCCTGGATCACTGGAGCGCTATCAGCGCCGTGTTGAACGGGAGCAGGGTAACGACTTTCTGATCCCACCATCGCAGTTCATGCTAGGGAAGTAATATGAACAGAATTATATTAATGACTCTTCTTATTTTTTTTGTTGGAAAAGCTTCTGCTGATACTACATCACCTTTAATGATTCAGCCTAAAAATGGAGAAACATTGGAGGATTCTAAAAAGCATACAATGGAATACTTTGGATGCATAAAAGGGCAGGCTGTAAAGTATGTCAAGACAGGAGAAAGTGTTGATTCCATATCAAAAGCTTCGGTTGTGTCATGCGAGTCATATATACCAATGATCGCCGAGTCGAATATATATTATTTAAACTCTTCGCAAGATGGTAAGCGGCAATTTACAGAAAGGCTAAAATCTGATGGTGAGAGATTAGCCACAAAATTTGCCATGGATGAGAAGATTAAAAATAAATAGGTGACCACATGCAAGCTATTGGTTTCATTGTTTACATAGTTGTTGGTCTTTTTCAGTTGGCTGCGATCATGGCTGGTCTTGAATCGTGGTGGGGACTGCACTGGATAGTGGCTGCACCCATTGCTTTCATCGTTAGTTATATCCCGTTGGTCGGTTCCATTGTTGGAATGGTTGGCGCTGTCGACGTATGGCGTTGGGAATGGTGGCAGGCAGGGCTTCTTTTCTTTGGCGGCCTGGTTTTTGCTATTGCGTGCGGGGGAATGTCTTCGTTCTTCGAATGGCTATCCTTCAGGAAAAGAGCGTGACATGTCACAAAGGCCGCCGAAGCGGCCTTAATTTTTTAACGCCCGCCAGGACGAGAATCGGCAGAACGACCACCGCAGCGTGATCCATCCGAAGCCGTATCGCTGTCATGCTGGCAGTTTCCAGCAAAAGCTTGTGTAGCAGAACCCAGAGACAACATAACAAACAGCACTGCTAAGGCTTTTTTCATTTCTTATTTCCATGTGTAGGCCACTAAATTATGGCGAAGAATTGTAGCGCGTCCATGCGCTACCGTCATCAGAACTTACCAGCCATGCTGTTGATGTACTGCGTATGAGTCTGGATATCGCGCAGGCATTTACTGGCTCCGACAATGTAGCTCATCATGGCCGTGAACTCTGCTACAGCACCTTCAACATCATGTCCGTCGGCGTCCAGTTGGCGTAGCAGGCTCATCATCAAAGAGTGCTCTGTCAGACCAAGAACGCCTTCAGGTGAATGGATGTGTTCACGGTAGTTCGGCTTGAGTGGTGCGCTGTATTCCTGTTTCTCTTCCGTCTTCATCGCTTCCAGAATGGCGGGCATGAAGCTGGCCACAACCTTTTGCGCTTTGTCAGCCGGTGATAATTCTTCACGAACGTATCGACCAGTGCGGCGGATCTGCGGGAGAACTTCGCCAGTTACCCATTTGCGGAAACGGTAGGGGATAGTGCCAGGAGTTACCGCGTCGCGGCAACGCAGGATCAGGGTGTAGAGGCCGGATTCGGAAATGATATTAATCTCTTTTACTCGGCTATCAAAAATTGCACGATGTTCATGCCCTATATTGAGCATAGACCTTTCATCACCATCAAGCTTTTCAAGTGCTTGCGTTACGTTTTGGATGCGTAGTGCAGTGCATACGTCTTGGGCAACGAACCATGGTTCGCCAGCTATGATGACGGAACGAATAGGATTGTCAGATTCGAATTTGAAGACTGCGGTTTGAGAATTAGCCATGGTGGTTATCTCCACTTAGTGATTTTTATCACCACCACTGAGACCAATCAGATTGGTGGTGAACTGAACGGAGTTGGTCTTACCGGCCTAAGTGGTACCGGCGTCCTTTCGGACCCCCGCCCAGCCCACCATAATTCGGATGAGGCTGTGCTACGCGCATAAAAAAACCACGTCTGGCGTGGTATGCGCCACTTAGTTAATCCGGGAGACCAATCCCGGCACTGGATTTTGCCAGCGCCTGATCACTATGGCACAAGTATTTTGCGTTGTAAATTTACCGTAAAGGTAATAATAAGCGCATTATGTAGGTTATTTCAACCTTATGTGGTTTGTTTCCGTAACTGTTCGGCACAGTAATCGAGATGCGTTTGCAGATCCTGCATTGTCATTTGAGAGCTTGTGACGTAATTCACAAGGGCAACCAATTCAGCCAGCGGCCCGTCAACGTTGAAGCCGTCTTTATCGAGTTCCCGCAGTAACTTCATCAGATGCGAGTCCTCCACCAGGGATCTAACGCCTACCGGCGTGTGTATTCTTTCCTCAAATCCTTCTTCCAGCGGATGGTGATACTGCCGTTGCATCTCTTCTTCTCCATGCAATCACTGTATAAACATACAGTAGCAGAAGATTTAATGACTATCCAGCACGGAATGTAAATTACCTGTAAGGTAATAAAGCAACTGATTAATACCTAAACGATTCATATAGGGTTTATTGGGTAATAGAATGATCCAGAATGCATGCGCGCCGGGCGCATAAGCAACCTGGAGATACTTACATGACGGTCTCAACCGAAGTTGACCATAACGACTACACAGGGAACGGGGTAACGACTTCCTTCCCTTATACCTTCCGAATTTTCAAGAAGTCTGATCTGGTTGTGCAGGTTGTTGACCTGAACGAGAACATCACAGAGCTGATTCTTGACACTGATTACACCGTGACTGGTGCCGGTGGATACACTGGCGGTAATGTTGTTTTGTCGGCACCTCTTACTAATGGTTATCAGATTTCGATATCCCGTGAACTCCCTGTCACTCAGGAAACAGATCTTCGAAACCAAGGTAAGTTCTTTGCCGAGGTTCACGAGGACGCATTCGACAAGTTGACGATGCTGATACAGCAGGTACGCAGTTTGTTCAGCCTCGCACTGCGTAAGCCCTCTTTCGTAGCCAACTACTATGATGCGCTTGGAAACTACATTCGCAATCTTCGTGACCCGTCACGTCCGCAGGATGCAGCGACTAAAAATTATGTTGATAGTGTTGCAGATACAAACCTCAGCAAAACACTAAGAACACCTGAAGCAATTCAATCTCTTCCTGACGCATTGTCTCGCGCAAACAAAATTGTTGCTTTCGATAGCGCTGGTCAGCCGTTTACAACACTACCACCATCAGGTAGCGCCACCGATGTGTTAATTGAACTGGCAAAACCAACTGGTGATACGTTGATTGGTACAACAGATGCCATTGGAAAAGAAAGTACTTTGCATGACTATTTATTGGCAAACAGAAGGTCTGCAAAATTATCATCATATGTGGTTAGTGGTTCAGACGTAACAACCCTTCTTCCAGCTCTGTGGGCCGTGTTTGACCGTATTGATCAGGATATAGATGTTACACTAACAAATAACGTTATCATTAGCAGTGACAACAAAAAGATTTTCAATATTAACCAGTCCAGAATTACTTTGTCAGGATCCAGTTTTAACCAGAGTTTTGGTGCCATTGAAATGACTGGTAATAATGTTGAGGTTCGTGATTTATATTTTACAGGATCTGCAGATGTTACCCCATTGAGAATGGGTAATACATCCTATGGGCCATCAGATTCCACCCGGAGAACAAAAGTTAGGTCCACAAGATGCACCTTTGACGGAACTGGTCATAAAGGGCCTAACCACGGTAATCTTGTCATAATTGGTGCTGTTGACCCAGACATTAGATCTCCAAGATTTATAGGCCAGTCAAAGGCTGGAGGGAATCTTGAGGTTCTTGGGTGTTCTGGTGGGTCATGTGTTAAACCTTATGCTGAGAATGGATTGCTTGTAAACCTGCATTGCACCTCTGCTGCCGGTACTGGTTACCCAACTACAGATTTTGATTTTATTGACCCGATTTGCATACATAATTCTTCTATTCTCGGTAATGTTGAAGGCGCAGCGGGAGGTCTCAATAATGTCAAGTTTTCAAGGGGATGTACTGGCTGTAGAGTCATCAGAGGTAAGTTTACCAGCATCAAAAACGGTGATTTCAACGGTAATGACCATGTTATATTTTTCCAAGGGGTAAGCAAATGCAAGGCGATTAACCCAGATATTGAGATGTTTAACAATGGAGGGTTTAAGTCAGCATTTGGTATTTTTGACCATCAAGAATCACTGACCCCGGCAAATGATAATGAAATTATTGGTGGAACAGTTACCATTAATGGACCTGGTGCCAATAACAGGATTGTAAACATTCGTTCTGATTACGGTCAGGAGGTTAAGCGCAATAAGATTCGTGATATAAAATATCGTGTTTACAACGGAACTGCTGATTATATTGGTGAGCTTTATGCAAGTTCACCAAACCTTGTTGATGGTAATTTTTTCATATCAAACACTGGTGAAGGGGTTGGTACAGTTCTTCGCCACCGTGCTAATGTTGGTAAAACGTATCTTGATGGAAACACCACTTTAGATATAGTTGATAATGCTATACTCGATTCTGGTACAGTATTATCAATCACAGAATCTTCGCCTCCAAATATTTATAGATGGTCTGCAACATCAGGCGGCAACCAAAGCGTTCCCATTCCTGGTGCATCTAGAAATGAAATTACTGTTTATGTGTACCCAAACCAGACAGGATCGACAGTTAATATTGTTGGGTTTACAGAGCAGTTCAACACAAAAACTGACGGTTACAAAATAAGATTAATCGGAAGGAGTGATCTAAGTGCCGGAGGAACGATTACTATTACAGCAAATCAGGGAGGAATAAGACTTCCTGGTAACACGAACGTAACCATCGTAGCATTCACAACAATTGAGCTTACTCGCATGGGTAATGACTGGGTTGGAGTGATATTGAGATCATGAAAAAGGCCGGTTAACCCGGCCTTTAATTTTATGCACTTGCCAATTTTTTCTTTTTCTTAAATAGGGGTGAATTTTCAACGAACTTATAAGATAGCCAAGATAGAAAAATTGAAATTCCACAATAAAGGATAAATTTTACCAGACCGTCAACGTTTTTTAGTATTGGGAAGTGGTTGTTCATTATTGAACTCAGACCCAAGTGGACTAGGTAGAGTGAATATGATATCTCACCAAGGAACACCATGAATTTGGGTGTTACTCTGTCCAGAAAGTCTTGGTTAACAAGCAAAGCAAGAAATAGCAATGCTGAGACATAACCCATCTGCATATCAGCACGAGTAAAGCTGTCGTATTTAAGATACAAAGCCAATATTGTCACAACACAAAATGCCGTGATAATCATCCTTATGTTATAAGGTAACTCTTTGATCTGTTTGTAATACAATCCAAACATAACACCAATCAGAAATTCAAAAACCATAGGGTTTGTCGCAAGGTTAATGTATGCATTTGTTGTTAATGCGTAACTTGCGTTATTTGGTATATTCCCAGATATGCATGCCGGGATAACAATTAATGCGATAAAAAACCATGCAAAAAGAACAGTCCATCTTTTATGGAAAATCATTGAAAACGCCATAACTATGTAGAAATAAATTTCATAGTTAAGCGTCCATCTTATGCTAAATAGCTCAGATGTATTAATAAGTGTCGGCGGTCTGTTTGCAAATTCAGGAATAAATAAAAATGCACTGAGTAAATTACTTGCCTTATCTGGAGAGTTTAATAACTCAAATCCACCTAGTGCTGCCGCAGTTAATATAAGAATCACATAATAAGCAGGGAGTAATCTCCTGGCTCTGTTTTTTACAAAGTCAATAGATCCTTTAATACCAGTAGGTTTATTTACCGATGATAAAGTAATAACAAATCCACTAATTATAAAGAATATATCTACTCCATAACCACCATAAATAAAAAGCCTATCACCAAGGCCATTGTAACTAATGTTCAGCAGGTATCGATAATGGAAAAACATAACCATTACTGCAGCTATGCCTCTTAAAGCCTGTAAAGAGTTTATTTTTGAATTCATATAGTTATCATCAGATTAATTCAACCTTGTCAGATAATATCACCTTTAAGGTAATTTCGGTAGGACTAGTCTGAGGTTTTTTGAACCATATATGGTTTATTGTGTATGATGAACTCACCAACTAAGGGGGTTTTTATGCACAGTAAACGGTGGTTGATATGTCAGCCCAGCTAACCAGTGAGTCTTTAAATCAGTGGCTTAGCATGGGGTCGCTGGCTGCGGTTATCGCCGGAGTTCCTCCAGAGGTGGCTCTTGGTGCTTTATCAGGTGCGGTAATATTTATTACCTCTGCCGTTGAGTACCCAATACGCCGCCGGGTTCTTCTGTCGATGCTCAGCTTCCTCTGCGGGCTTCTCTTCTACAAACCAACTGCATCAATCCTTATCGGCGTAGCCAGCCTGATCCCAACTATCACGCAGGACTCTTTCGAGAAAGGGATCGTCTTCTCTGCTGGCGCGTTCGTGTCGGCAATCGTCGCAGTACGTATTGGTATCTGGCTCTATCACCGTTCCGACAATCCACGCGATTTAATCCCGGGGAGAAAAGACGATGACAACTCATGAGCTGCTTTTACTCATTGCCAATGCGGTTATCTGTTCTGCAATAGCAATCCGCGTCGTAACCTTCCGGCGTAATGGATCGCAACACCGCCGGTGGGGTGGGTGGATAGCCTACTTCCTTATTGTGGCGTCAGCCAGCATCCCTATCCGAGCCGCATATGCAATCTGGTATCACACACCAATGGCTGCTGATTTATCAGAGGTCATCATCAATGCTGTGTTCCTGGCTGCACTCATCAAGACAAAAGGGAACGTGGTTCAAATCTTCAAGATAACGAGGTCTACACAATGAAATTTAACGTTTCTCCTCAGCGTCGGGCTTTCTTGGATGCAATTGCCTTCTGCGAAGGCACGGATAATGGTCGTCAACAGACGCGTAATAGGGGCTATGACGTTGTCGTTGGTGGTTCATTATTCTCGGATTACCGAAAACATCCTGATCGATTAGTAAAACTCAGCCCGAAACTTTCATCCACTGCCGCCGGGCGTTATCAGCTTCTTAGCCGTTATTACGAAATCTATCGAACGCAACTTGGGCTGAATGACTTTGGCCCTTCCAGCCAAGATCAAATTGCTCTACAGCAAATTAGTGAGCGTGGTGCTCTTCGTGATATCGATAACGGTCTTATTTCAGAGGCAGTAAAGAAGTGCAACAGGACGTGGGCCAGTCTTCCAGGATCTCCGTACGGTCAACACACTTACAGCATAGAGGTGTTTATTGATAAGTTCCTGAAGGCTGGCGGAAAGGTAACAGCATGATCTCGGCACTCGTCAAAGCGTACTGGAGACCACTGGCAGCACTGCTGCTAGTGGCTGTTGGTGTGCTGATGATTATGTGGGCTGGCTACAGCATTGCTGATAGGTCATGGCAGGCTAAGTGGCAGGCTCGTGACCAAGATGACCTACAGGCAAAACTGGAATTCACAGAACAACAGCGCCGCATTGAGCTACAGCGGCAAGGGGCTATAGATGCAATACAGGAACAAGCACAGAATGACATTGCTACAGCGCAGCGTAATGCTGCCATTGCTGCTGCTGAGTCTAAGCGCCTGCAAGACGGTATCGCAGATGCCATCGCCAGACTACAGGCAGATAGCGGCAATACCGGCGCTACCATCAGCAGCAAGGCAAGGGCCAGCACCAGCAGTTTGCTTGCCGTCCTGTTTAGAGAAATTGACGCAGCGGCGGGAGAGTATGCAGCAGAGGCTGACAGAGCAAGGAAAGCAGGATTAAGATGTGAAGCTGCTTATGATGCGGTGAGGAACTCTAATGATCTCACAAAGTGAATTGAAGAAGTTGATACACTACAATCCAGAAACCGGTATTTTCACTTGGATTGTTAACGGATTAAACCGGCGAGAAGGCAGGAAAGCAGGTAATGTTTGCCCTTTTCACGGCTACGTAAGAATAGGAATTAACAGGAAATTATATAAAGCACAGCACCTTGCGTATCTTTATATGACTGGTGAATATGCAGAAAACGTAGATCACAGAAATGGAATTCGGCATGATAACCGCTGGTGCAATATCAGGAAGTGCACAATACAGCAGAACAACATGAACATGCCCGTTCGCTCCGATAATAAGAGTGGCGCTCCTGGTGTTAACTGGTATGAAAGTCGTAAAAAGTGGCGGGTAACTTTAAGGCTTGATGGTAAGTTTAAAAGTCTTGGGTACTACTCAGATTTTGAGTTAGCTGCTTTGGTTTCTGAAGAGGCGCGGGATAAATTCTTTGGCGACTTTGCCTCATCGAAACGGGTCAATGATTTCCGTTGACGGTATATAAAACGGTACGGTGAAAATAATGGTTAAGAAAGTTGTTATCAGTCAATTGCTTATGTTGTCCGTAAATAATTGAGTGGGAATAATATTCCTCCCGTTTAGCGGTTTCTGAACCGGTAGTATGTAAAAGCCCTCTGTTTATAGAGGGCTTTTTATTGCGCGAATTTTATCGATGCGACAGTCCTGCTCGATAGTAGCGTTAATCACACACTTAACGTCTGCGATCCATTCAACACCGCTTCTTATTTACGGAAATAATGAAAAGTACTCATGGTATTACCCTGTGGAATTTAATAATGGTAACAATTCAGATAAGCATTTAATTTCATGCTAAATATGAATGTTTTAGTTAGTGATATTTTCTAGCGATATTAATTAGCGTCTATTTGAGCGCAGTGTATCTTTTTTATATCCAGTACACTGGAACGTAAAAAAATCAGCGCGAATGGCGCGGTGAAGTGGGATTAAAAGATGGTGTATTTGTGCGAAAAACACGGTTGATTATCCGATATATCAGCACGTGTGGGCGGGCAAGACTGCGTGAAGTTTCATCACTCAAATCCCTTACCGGATGGTTAAATGTCAGGCGATTAGCCATCCGGTAAGGAA